TATTACCGATAGTGCCGATGCTGGTGCTATGATTTCAGGTTCTTTAAATGTATTCGCAGGATAGATATAAATAGTTCTATGGCAAACTATGATGCTTCAAATACCAATAATTCAACTAGGTCAAATAGAATCTATTCAGACTTAAATTTGAATTTTACTAAAAATCCTGCTACAAAAGATGTGGCAAGATTAACGGATGTTGAAGCGGTTAAAAGAAGTGTACGAAACTTAATTTTAACAAATCGTTTTGAAAGACCTTTTCATCCAGAAATAGGTAGTTCAATTAGAGATTTGTTATTTGAACCAATTACTCCACTACACGCTGTTTTATTAGAAGACAGAATAGAAGAAGTAATTGTAAATTATGAACCAAGAGTTACACTTAACCAAATTATAGTTCAGGATGAAATTGATAACAACAGATACGCTGTAACAATTTCTTTTTATGTAAATAATACTCCTGAACCTGTAACGATAACAGAATTTTTACAAAGGCTAAGATAATATGTCTGCTCACAAACTAAACATATCACAGTTAAACTTTGATGCTATCAAAGCAAACCTAAAACGATTTTTATCCAATCAAAGTCAATTTAAAGATTATGACTTTGAAGGTTCTGGTATGGCCGTTCTATTGGACTTATTGGCCTACAACACACACTATCTTTCTTATAACGCAAACATTTTAGCAAATGAAATGTTTATTGATACAGCTGATTTAAGAAACAGTATTGTATCTTTAGCAAAGGCACTTGGCTACACTCCAAATTCACCAAGAGCATCTAACGCTGATATTAACGTGGTTGTAAATGACGCAACAGGTACTTCTTTAACAATGAATGCTGGTACACAATTTACAACTTCAGTAGATGGTGTAAATTATAATTTTGTAACTACAAGTTCAAATACAATAACTCCAGTTGATGGTGTTTATACTTTTTCAAATTTAAATATTTACGAAGGTACATATGTAACTTATCAATATACAGCTGATACTTCAGACGTTGACCAAAGATTCTTAATACAATCAGCAAATGCTGATACATCAACTTTAACAGTTCAAGTACAAAATAGTGCTGGCGACACAACAGTAAACACTTATACAAAAGCAACTTCAATCACACAATTAGATTCAACAAGTAGAGTTTATTTTTTACAAGAAGCTGAAGATGGTAAGTTTGAAATTTATTTTGGTGATGGTGTTATAGGTAGAGCATTAGATGATGGTAATATTATTATTTTAAAATATGTTGTAACAAATAAAACAGCAGCAAATGGCGCCTCATCTTTTTCTTTATCAGGAAACATTGGCGGTTTTAGTGATGTATCAATCACAGTAAATTCAAATGCAGCCAATGGTGCAGAAGCTCAATCAAATGAAAGTATAAAATTTAATGCACCAAAATCATATGCAGCTCAAGACCGTGCTGTAACAATTGAAGATTACAAATCAAAAGTTAGAGAATTATATGCCAATACAAAATCAGTAAGTGCTTGGGGCGGTGAAGATGCTGAAACACCTTTTTATGGTCGTGTTTATATTTCAATCAATCCTACTTCAGGTTCTACTTTAACTGATACAACAAAAAATAGTATTGTTACTGAATTAAAAAAATATTCTGTGGCATCAGTAACACCTGTAATTGTTGATCCAGAAACAACATCATTACTTTTAACTTCAACAGTTAGATATAATGAAAAGGCAACAACTAAAACTGCTGAAACTTTAAAAACAGATGTTACAAATGCTTTAACTAATTACAATGATAATACACTAAATCAATTTGATAGTATTTTTAGATACTCAAAAGTTTTAGAATTGATTGATGATGCTGACTCAAGTATATTGTCAAACATCACAACGTTAAGAATACGAAAACCATTTACACCAACATTAGGTAGTTCTACAAACTATACAGTTTATTTTTCTAATCCTTTATATAATCCACATACAGGACATAGATCCGCTGAAGGTGGTGTTTTAAGTTCTACTGGTTTTAAAGTTGAGGGAGACGCAACAAACATTTATTTCTTTGATGATGATGGTTCTGGTAATTTAAGAAGATATTATCTTGTTGGTTCAGTTAGAACCTATGTTGATAATACTGCTGGTACAATTAACTATTCAACTGGACAAGTTGATATAAATTCAGTTAACATCTCTACAATAGAAAATATTAGAGGTTCTGCTTCAACTGTAATTGAATTAACAGTACAACCAAACTCAAATGATATTGTACCTGTTAGAAATCAAATTTTAAATATAGATGTCGCTAACAGCACGATTACAGTTACACCTGATACAATAGTCGGTGGTTCTGCTAACGCTGGTGTTGGTTACACAACAACATCAAGTTACAGTACCTAATGGCCGATTTTAAAGACAAACTATCCCATCTTATAAGTCAACAAGCACCAGACTTTGTGCTTGAAGACCATCCGTACTTTTTAGAATTTGTAAAAGAGTATTATAAGTTTTTAGAGTCAGCAGAAATGACTTTAACAAACATTGGTGATCCAGACCACATACAGTTAGAAACACAAACTGAAACAAATAACTTTTTACAATTAAGTGGAACAAATCAACAAAGAGATGACAACGGTGATAGAATACTTTTAGAAGATACAAGTTATGGTGATTTTATAAATGGTGAAACAATTACAGGTCAAACTTCAGGTGCAACAGCAACTGTATTAGTAGAAGACATTGACGAAGGTTCTCGTTTATTTGTAACACATCAAAACAAATTTGAAATTGGTGAATTGATTGTTGGTGCAACTTCAGGCGCTGAAGCAACAATTGCTACATACAAAGCAAACCCAGTTCAAAACATACAACAACTTTTAGATTATCCTGATCCAGATAAAACTATTCAAAGTTTTTTAACAAAATTTAGAAATGCGTTTTTACAATCTATACCTGACAGTTTAGGAACAGGAGTAGATAAAAGAAAACTTATTAAAAATATTAAATCACTCTATCGTGCAAAAGGTACAAAACGTGCAAGTGAAATATTTTTTAAATTGTTATTTAACGAAAATGCTGAAATAAGATTTCCAAAAGAAAACATATTAAGAGCCTCTGATGGTAAATGGGATACAGAAAGAGTTATAAGATGTTTAGAAGTAGGAACATCAAATGCTACAAATTTAATAGGCCAAGTTATAACACAGGCAAATGATCCAGGTGATGCTGGTGTAAATGAAGCAACTGCTATTGTAGAAAATGTTTTTAAATATGAAATAGGTGGTGAAACAGTTGTTGAATTAGTTTTAGCAGAAAGTTCTATTACAGGCACTTTTATTACAGGACAAAATATAACAGGTACAGATAATACAGACGAAGATATTTTAGTTACTTGTACAATTCAAGGTATTATTGCTACAAAAACAATTACCAATGATGGTGTATTTTATAATGAAGGTGATACTGTAAGTGTTGCTGGTGGTGGTAACGATGCTATTATTCAAGTTGACGCTATTGGATCAGGTTCGATAAGTGAAATTATTGTAGATGATGGTGGTACAGGATATGAAATAGGCGACACTATAAACTTTAGTTCAGGTAATGCAACCGCTAAAGTTTCAGTTGTTAATGGTAGTATTACACAAGAAGAATCAGACTCTACTACAGATGACCATATCGTTTTAGAAGATGAAACAGTAAGAGGTGATCCATACACAGGAAATAAAGTTGTACAAGAAAGTGGTACAGGTGTTGGTGATATAACTGACGTTAGAATAATTTATGAAGGTAATGGTTATACATCTTTACCAACGTTAACAATTACATCTTCAGGTGGTTCTAGTGCTTCAATATTTGCTAACAGTAACGATATTGGAAGAATATTAAGTTTAAAAACTATTGAGTTAGGTTCTAACTATGATGATAGTCCAAGTCCACCAACATTAACTTTACCAACATATCTACTTTTAACAAATCGTTCAGGCGGTTTTATTACTGATGAAACAATTACAGGATTAGATTCAAGTTCAACTGCTGTAACAGCTACAGTTGTATCTTTTGATACAAATACAAATATTTTAAAATGTTCTGGTGCAACAGGAACATTTGCTGAAAATACTACAATTACAGGTGGTACATCTTTACAAACAGCAACAGTTACTAAAAATGACCAAGCAACTGCTACATCTACTGTAAATGCGATTGCAACAACTGATGGTGAGTTTATAAATCAGGATGGTTGGATATCTGAAACATCAATGAGAATACAAGATAGTTTATTGTACCAAGATTATTCTTACATTGTAAGAGTTGGTCGTTCAATCAATGACTGGAGAGATACTTATACTCAAACACTTCACTCTGCTGGTTTTTACTTTCAAGGTGAAGTTACAATTGAAACACAAGTATCAGCAAGAATTAAAGATGTAACAGGAATCAATACAAGTGTAACTGAAGAAATCTTTGGAGTTTACAAAACAATCTTTACTACAATATTTGGTAGAAGATTGGGTACTACTGATGATGGAACTACTTTACGTTCAAACCCAGCACTTGGTGTTGATCCAGACTTTACAGATTCTACAAGTGAACACTTTACACCAAATACAAGAGATTTAACATTAACAAGAAGTTACACTCTTATATTTGAAAGTGTTCCTAGAATTACAATTAGAGGTGACTCAACTAAACATGGATATGCTATGGTTGGGCCTCGTATGAAATCACTATATCTAAATAATCTAAATCCTGCGTTTACAAGTATGTTTGGTGGTAATCATCCAAATGTACAAACAGCTGCAGGTGGTGGAGATAGTGTAGAAAGAAGTTATGTACAACCTATGACAATGGGAGATTGGGCAAATCATAGACTTATAGGAACTCAAACAACACATGATGGAGAAGTCGTGCAAATAGACGAATTAGCAAACAACAATTTAAAAACATATATAACTTATCCAACAGAAATTACTGTAAGTTATTAAAAGGATGTATAAATATTATAAATTAAGAGGAAATTATGCCAGCGATAGTAACAAACAAATTTAGAATACACAATTCCGAACAATTTTCGGAATCATTTTCTGAGGCCGCACCAAATGTCTATTATTTGACATTGGGAAGACCTCAAGCATTTGCAACATCAACAAGACCTGACTCTCGTACAGAAAACGAAGGTACAGATTCATCACCAATTACACCTGCTGATTCAGTAGATACAGAATTTTACACTTTTGATGATACACTTGCTGCTAAAAAAATAACATCTTCAGATGTGTCTTATGTAATACCAAGAAGAAACTGGACGTCTGGCACAGTTTATGATATTTACAGACACGATTATGGAAGAAGAATTACAGGTACAACTACAACTCAAACATCAGCAAGTGGTGCTTCAAATTTATATGACGCAACTTTTTATGTTATCAATAGTAACAATGATGTTTACAAATGTATAGACAACAACGGTGGTGCTACATCAACTTCAGAACCTACAAACACAGGTACTTCAATTTTCGATCCAGGTGATGGATATAGATGGAAATTTATGTACTCACTAACTGCTTCTGAAGCAACAAACTTTTTATCAACAGATTTTATGCACGTTTCAACAGACTCAACTGTAAATGCAGCTGCTGTAAATGGTGCATTAGACACAGTAAAAATTAAAACTGCTGGTTCTGGTTACACTATTTCAGGTGGTGCAACTTCAGGAACAATTACAGCAGTTCCAATAAGAGGTGATGGTTCATCTGGCGTATGTTCAGTAACATTAACTTCAGGTGCTATTTCTGCTGTATCAATTACAACTGCTGGTACAAATTACACTTATGGTTACATTAGAAACGCAGATATTATTGCTGCCACAAATGCTGGTGGTACAGGTTCTGGTGCAGAATTAGATGTAATTATTCCACCAAAAGGTGGTCATGGTTCAAACGCAATCAAAGAATTAGGTGGATTTTATGTGATGTTAAATGTAAACTTTGAAGGAGTAGAAGCAGGTTCTGGTTCAGATGTAACTGCTTCAAATGACTTTAGACGTGTATGTTTAATAAGAGATCCAGACTCTGGTGGTTCTGCTGCTTCAGCAACTACTT